AAACTATCTTTGCAATGAATGGTTGGATGCTGCGGATTTAAAAGTATTTGAAACCATGAAGAAGAACAATCCACGAAGATATGCGGTTGCAGGTTTAGGTGGATGGGGTATTGTTGACGGTTTAGTATATGAGAATTGGAAGGAAGAATCCTTCACACTTGAAGATGTAAAGAATTGCAAATCAGCATTTGGACTTGATTTCGGTTACACGAATGATCCAAGTGCTTTTTTTGTTGGATTCCTGGATGAAGAAAACAAAAGATTGTATGTGTGGGATGAAATATATCAAAAGGGTATGTCAAACAGAAAAATATATGAAGCAATAACAGAAGCAGGGTACAACAAAGAGAATGTCACAGGTGATTCCGCAGAACCAAAATCCATTGATGAATTGAAGGGTTATGGACTGCGAATCAAGGGTGCAGAAAAGGGCAAGGATTCCATCAAGAACGGCATCCAGTGGATTCAGGACTTGGAAATCATCATCCATCCAAGGTGTGTGAACTTCCTGACAGAAATCAGCAACTACACCTGGGATAAAGACAGATTCGGCAATACGCTGAATGTTCCGATTGATGAATTTAATCACTTGATGGATGCAATGCGTTATGCATTAGAAAAATACATCAAGAAGAAAGGTTGGCTTGTTTAGAATGCCATTGTGGATGCGTAGAAGGGCGCAGAATCAATTTTAAATGTAAAGGTGAAGAAATACCTATAAAGAAACATAAAGCCTGAAATAAGGCAAATACAAAAGATAAAACGAAGGGAGAAAATCATGAAGTAGCAGAAAGGGAAAACAAACATGGCAACAGGTACGGAATTATTGAAAGAAGTATTAACAGAAGCAGGTGGGGATGTTGGAAATCTTCCTGACAACCTGGTTTCCACATTACTAAAGGCAATCGCAGAAAGCATTGGTGGCAGTGGCGGTGCAGGAATACAAAAGATTGAACAGACAACAACTTCAACGGCAGATGGCGGTAATAACGTACTGACAATTACATTGACAGATGGAACAACAACAACTTTCACTGTGAAGAATGGTTCAAAGGGTTCAACAGGTGCAACGGGTGCAACAGGCGCAGCAGGAAAAGATGGCGCAGCAGGAACGAATGGAACCAATGGGAAAGATGGCGCAAATGGTGTGGATGGAAAATCTGCATATCAGTATGCATTAGATGGTGGGTATACCGGAACGGAAGCAGAATTTGGTGCTGCATTGGCGCAACTCTTAACCGCAGGGGAAGCAATTTAATAAAGGGCGGTGAATTAAATGCTAACAACAAAGGAAATCGGAGAATTTTTGCTTGAAGATGAAGGGTCAATCATAAAGAAACAAGCAAAAGAAGGACAAAGATATTACGAAGGAAAACATGACATATTGCAATATAGGATGTTCTATTGGAATGCAGATGGGAAATTGGTAGAAGATGAAACAAGGGCAAATGCAAAGATACCGCATCCATTCTTTGCGGAATTAGTGGATCAGGCTACACAATTTGTTTTGTCCGGCAGTGAAAGTTTCGTAAAAGCGGATAAACCAGAACTGCAAGCGGAAATGGATAAGTATTTCAACAAAAACAAAAGATTCCGTGTTGAATTATCTGAAACTATCACAGGTATGCAGAGCAAAGGTTTTGACTATCTGTATGCATATAAAGGCAAGAATGACAGACTTACATTCGAGAATGCCGATTGCATTGGTGTGGTTGAAGTAGAAGGAAGATTTGCTGAAGATGGCAAAGACCAACACATTTATAAATATGTTGACCGTATCGACAAAGATTGTCACACACAGTGGAAAATCCTTGTTGTGGATGATGAAAACACATACTTTTTCAAACAGACAGATAATGGGGATATAGTGGAAGATGATAGTGTGGAAATGAACCCAAGACCACACGCAGTTTATCAGAAGGATGGAGAATTGTACAAAAAAGAGAATTTCCATCTGCGTCCGTTCTTCCGGCTTGATTATAACAAGAAACGGAAAAGTCATTTGGTGACGGTGAAGGCATTGATTGATGATTATGACATCCATGCATCTTCATTGACAAACAATCTGATTGATTTTGATACACCGCTTCATGTTGTCAAAGGGTATCAGGGTGACGATTTAAGCAAATTGCAACAGAACCTGAAAACCAAGAAGATGATTGGGGTGGACGAAAATGGTGGTGTAGAGGTTCACACGGTGGATATCCCATATCAGGCAAGAAAAGAAAAACTTGAACTGGACGAAAAGGGGATTTATCACTTTGGTATGGGATTGAATATGTATGCGCTGAAGGACACAAGTGCAACAACCAATATCGCAATCAAAGCAGCCTATTCGCTGTTGGAATTGAGATGTAATAAAATCATTGACCAATTGGAATTGTTCTTGCAGGAAATAGTCGAAGTTGTCCTGACAGAAATCAATGACCGGGGAAAAACTGATTATAGTCTGGATGATGTGAAATTTGAGTTCACACCTGAAATTATGTCAAATGCACAGGAAAATGCGACAATAGCATTGACAGAAGCACAGACAAAACAGGCAGAAATAACAACACTTCAGAACATTGCTTCATTACTGGATAATGAAACATTAATGAAGGCAATTTGTGAAGTCATGGAATGGGATTATGAAGAAATAAAAAGCAAACTTCCTGATCCGAAAGAAGCAGAAAATGCAGTGAAGGATGCACAGGGTGTGTTGGATAGCGTGGTGGTAGAAGGTGAACAAACGGCAGAAGGAACTTCAGCAACAATACCTGAATAATGAAAAAGCCGTTCTGAAGAAGTTGGAACAGAATTATCAGGATGCGTTGGATGAAATCAATAGTAAAATTGAATTATTGATGGCAAGACAGGATGCCGATATGCAACACGTTATTTATCAGGTGGAATATCAGAAGGCATTGAAAACCCAGGTTCAGTCTATTCTGGAAACCTTACAGACAAATGAGTTTGAAACGGTTTCCGAATACCTGACAAAATCATATGAAGATGGATTCATTGGAACCATGTATGATTTGCAGGGGCAGGGCATACCTTTGATATTCCCGATTGACCAGGAACAGGTTGTGGATGCGATTCAGCAGGAAACAAAACTGTCTGAAAACCTGTACACGGCAATGGGGCATGATATCAAGGATTTGCAGAAGAAGATATCCGGTGAAATCAGCAGGGGATTGTCCAGTGGTCAAATGTATTCAGAGATTACCAGGAACATTGCATCATGGGCAAGAATCCCAAAGAATAACGCAGTGAGAATTGCCCGGACGGAAGCGCATAGAATCCAGACAAAGGCATCCATGAATGCTTGCAACAAAGCAAAGGAAAAGGGTGCGGATGTGGTGAAACAGTGGGATGCATCCCTGGACAAGCGCACAAGGGATTCACACGCACAGGTTGACGGTGAAATCCGGGAACTGGATGAAAAGTTTTCAAACGGTCTTATGTACCCAGGTGATCCAAGCGGTGCCGCAGCAGAAGTTATCAATTGCAGATGCGCATTATTGCAGCGTGCAAGATGGGCATTGGGTAATGATTATACAAAATGGTCAGAAGATGCACCTGTTATCATTGATGATGATGGAACCACACAATTTGTGAATGTGGATGCAAACAGTTATAAGGAATTCAAGGGTTATTACATGGATATAACAAAGCAAATGACCATGAATTTTGAAAATGGGAATCCAAAACGTGTCCGATCAGGTGTACAGAAGATAAAACCACTTGAAAATAATGGTAAAAGTAGTACAATAAAAGCAGATAAAGTTATATCAGGACATTCAAGCACACCAAAACAGGCAGATGCGAATTCGGTCATGGATCATGTTGATAGTGATGGCAAAGTGGATTCACGGTCTTTCTATGGAAATGATGGGATGAAGCAAAAAGACATACATACAAGTGACCACGGAAACCCGAAGTGGCATAATTATGGAGAACATGGTGAACATGGGCATGATTATGAATGGGAAACTGACGGAAGCCTGAAGAATAAGACCATAAGAGAATTAACAGAACAGGAAAGAAAGGAGAATGGTGACATATTATGAGTGCGAAAGAGTTAAAAGCCATTATTGCTGATTGTTGCAATGATGTAATTTTCAACTATAATGGCAAAAAATCCGGAATAACATCAGAAGTGAATAACCATGTACCGACTTTCCAGGTGTGGCATGGTGATAACACAAAAGAGTATGACAATGTGGATGATGTTATGAATGACAAATTTTATAGTGGTAAATCAATAAATGAATTATTAACAGAAGTTGATTTTTCATTTGCTTAAAAGCATCTTGCAAAATGCGCAGGGTGCTTTTTTAGTGCAAACAATGTTCTAAACGAACCGAATAAAAGACAACGATATGAAAGGGCAAGGTGAAAAACGGACACACGGATGATGTGTTGCGGAAATACCTGCCCTTTTTATATGCAAAAAACAAAGAAAGAGAGGAACAAAACATGGATTTTACACAGATGGGAACAGTATTGGCAATCGTGGTTATTACATACCTGGTTGGTAGTGGCGCAAAACTGAATGCGAAGGTAAAGGATGAATTTATTCCAGTGATTGTTGGTGTTGCAGGTGGAATTCTTGGTGTTGTTGGCATGTATGTGATGCCGGACTTCCCGGCAAATGACATTCTTAATGCAATCGCAATTGGTATTGTGTCCGGTTTAGCATCAACAGGTGTGAACCAGGCAATCAAACAGATTGGCAACAAGTAAAAGAGTAGGAGAACAGGATAATGGGGGTTGCGTTAATAATTGTCGGCGGTGTGGTGGTATCTGTAATAATAGGGGCACTTATCGGCATTACCATTGCAGTTTCAACTAATTTATTTGGAGAGGATGAAATCACATGAGCATGAAGGGAATTGATATCAGTCATTGGCAGGATGGAATTGACCTGGCAGGTGTTCCGTGTGACTTTGTTATCATCAAGGCAACGCAGGGAACATCATTTGTGGATAAATGCTGCGATAAGTTTTATCAGGAAGCAAAGAAACTTGGAAAGAAGTTGGGTGTGTACCATTTTGCAGACGGTAAAAGCACAGGCAAGCAGGAAGCAGACTTTTTTATCCAGAATGTGAAGGGATATATCGGTGAAGCAATCCTGGTTCTTGATTGGGAAGCGGATGCGCTGAAAAGGGGAACCGCATATGCAAAGGAATTTCTTGACCGAGTATATGAAAAGACAGGTGTTAGACCATTAATCTACATGAGCAAGTCAGTGTGCCGGGAATATGACTGGACAGATGTTGTGAATGGCAATTATGGTCTTTGGATGGCGCAGTATGCGGATAAGGAAATCACAGGATATCAGGACAAACCCTGGACGGATAAAAAGGGTATGGGCGCATTTAAAGCGTGTGCAATGCATCAGTACACATCCACTGGAAGAATAGGAAACTATTCTGGCAACTTGGATTTGGATATTGCATACATGACTGCGAAGGCATGGGATAAATACGCAAGAACATCCGAAAAAGTTCCTGTACTGGGAAACTACTTTCCGAAGTACACAGGAACAACGGTCAGTATTGTAAATGCATTACAGACTTTGAAAATTGACAGTAATTATAATTACAGAAAGTCAATTGCAAGAATCAATGGCATCAGTGATTATTCCGGTACACCGGAACAGAATACACAGATGCTGAATCTGTTGAAAGAAGGAAAACTTGTAAAACCGTAAAACTGAATATTGATAATTGGGAACCAATTTCGTGACATCACGAAAAAGGTTCCTTTTATATTGTCCAAAGCCTGAATGACATATAAAAGCACGGCAAATTTGCCCTGATGATGGCACATAAAAGCATCTTGTCAGTGGATGATACCACGATTAAAAACAACGGCAAAGGAAAGGAAATGATATGGAATTTTTGAAAGAAATCTTAGGTGTGGAACTTTTTAACCAGGTAGCAGAGAAAATCAATGCCCACAACGGCAACGAAGCAAACAGGGATAAGCAGGTGAAAATCGGCAACCTTGGAACAGGTGAATATGTCGGTAAAGGTAAATATGATGCCCTTCAGGAAGCATTGAATGGAAAGGATGCGGAAATTACGAATGCAAACAATCTGATTGCGGAACTGAAAAAGGCATCCAAAGGCAATGAGGAAATGCAGCAGAAATTTACCGAGTACGAAGCGGAGAATACAAGACTTCAGACAGAATTGCAGGAAACGAAAATCAAATCCGCAATTAAAGTGGCATTGTTATCCGAACACGCAGTTGATGTTGATTATCTGACATTCAAATTGAATGAAAAACTGAATGAAAAGGGTGAAACCTTAGAACTTGATGAAAATGACAATATCAAAAATTGGGATTCGCAGTTGTCCGGTTTAAAGACACAGTTCCCGACAATGTTTTCCAATAACACTGATAACGGTGATGGTTTTGTTCCGGTAGAAAACAATGGTTTACCGCAAAACTACTCTGATAAATCAGTGACGAAGGAAGATTTTGCAAAAATGGGGTACAAAGCAAGGGTTGAATTGAAAGCAAACAATCCTGAATTGTATTCAAAACTCACAAATTAATCATTTAAAAAAAGAAAGGAAATGAATAACATGGCAGATTTAACAAAAACAACAACTCTTGTAAATGGTGATGTATTTGATCCACAGGTGGTATCAGATATGATTAATGCAAAAGTAGAAAAGAAAGCAGCAATGATGGGATATGTCAAGGTGGATAACAAACTTGAAGGTGTTCCGGGTTCAAAGGTAACAATTCCGAAGTGGGGATATATCGGTGAAGCAAAAGATTATGCAGAAGGTGAACCAATCGACACAACAAAGATGGCATTCACAACCGCTGAATATGGCATCAAGAAGATTGGTCAGGGTGTAAGACTTACAGACGAAGCACAGTTGTCAGGTTATGGCAACCCAATGGGTACTGCAACAAACCAGATTGCAATGTCAATCAGTGAAAAACTTGACAATGACCGTGTTGCGGTTTGCTATGATTCACCAAATGTGGTTGATGCTTCCACATCAGTTATCAAATACGCATCAATTGTTGATGGTGTTGATGTGTTCAACGAAGAAGAAGATAGCAAAAAGGTTATCTTAATCCATAGCAAGCAGAAAACACAGTTAAGAAAGGATGCAGACTTCCTTTCAGCAGATAAATTTGCAGCAGGTGTGATGGTATCAGGTGCAATCGGTAGAGTTGCAGGATGTGATGTTGTTGTATCTAACAAAGTTAAACTTGAAGATGGTGTTTACTACAATCCTATTATCAAGTTGAACAATGATGCAGAAACAGAAGATGATCTTCCGGCAATCACATACTTCTTAAAGCGTGGAAACCTTGTTGAACATCAGCGTGAAGCAGGTGTTGCGGACAACATCATTTGTACTGCACATGGTATGGCAGCACTCACAAATGATGCAAAGGTTGTTATCTTAAAGACCAAAGAGAAATAAGAAAGGGGGATTTCCCTATGATTATTTCAGTTGAAGATGTAAAGAAACGCATCACAACAAATCTGGAAGATTCAGTGCTTGAAGAAAAACTTCAGGCACTGGAAGTTCAGATTCGGGAATATACGAACAATAGATTTCTGAAAAAGCCATATGTCAGAATTGATGCTGAAATCCGGGGCGGTGTGTTTATGTCAGAATCCTTGATTCCGTTCAAGGTGGGTGATACTGTCCAGGTGTCAGTCGGCAGGGATGCCATTGATTGCGGTGTGTATACCGTGAAAGAGATTTCCGGTACAACATTCACAGTGAAGGAAGATGTGGATGATATCACAAATACAACCGTTTCCCTGGTACAGTACAAGGCAGATGTCAGAATGGGTGTGGTGGAATTGCTTGACTGGAAGTTGAAAAATGCTGACAAGGTTGGTCTTTCCGCAGAAACCATTTCAAGACATTCACAGACATTTGACCGGGCATCTATTGACAAGAATTTCGGTGCTCCGAATGAATTATTGGCATTCCTGAAACCATACAAGAATCCGAGATTTTAGGGGGTGTTTGCATGATAGGTGGAAACACAACAATTCAAATCCAGATTATAAAAGGAACAACCAGGGATGCAGCAGGAAGCCGTGTTCCGAATTGGGAAACGGTTCAAAGCATCCTGGGATTCCTTGACTTTTCGGCAGGGGATTCAAAACGCACCACGTTCAATGCAAAGATTCAGGAATCAACGCATATATTCATTGCTGACTATGTACCACTTGCAGAAGGCATCACGGCAGAGAATAGCAGGGTTATTGATGAAGATGGTCTTGTTTATGATGTCATGGTGTTTGATGATCCAATGAAACTGCATAAGCAGTGGGAAATCTATCTGAAGTACACAGGCGGTCAATAATATGGGGGTTAAATTCACGGATAACAGTGCGAAGGTAAAGGGTGCCTTGAATGATGCCGTTGCTGCATATCTGTATGAAGCAGGTGGGGAACTGGAAGCGCAGGTGAAGCGCAATTCCAGGGTTGGTTCCGGGCAATTGAAAAATTCCTGGACTTACAAAGTGGATGAATCCAAAGGTGTTTGCACTGTTGGTTCCCCACTTGAAAATGCAATATGGGAAGAATTCGGAACAGGTGAATTTGCCCTGCATGGTGACGGTAGAAAAGGCGGTTGGTTTTACAAGGATGATGAAGGCAAGTGGCATCACACATATGGTAAAAAACCGCACAGGGCATTTCAGAATGCCTTTAATAGTCTGAAGAATGCATTGATACGAAGGGCAGAAGAAGTTTTGAAAGGTAGGATGCAATGAGTGTATTAAAAATCATAGCGGATGAAATGGATGCCCTGAAAATCAATTATGATTTTGAAGAATGGAAGGGCAAGCCGATATATCCCTATTTTACAGGTGAATATCAGGAACCGGAATCACTGGATGAAGATGGTGAACAGGAAATTCAATTCATTCTAAACGGATTTGCAAGGGGAAGCAATGCACACGCAGATTTGGAAGAAGCAAAAAACAAAATAAAGAAACACTTCCCTTCAATTGGGGGAAGATTGGCAACCACTGAATCAGGTTCAAGGGTTGCCATTTTTTATGCAAACACTTTGGGCAATCTGCCCACGGGGGATGCAGAACTGAAACGTATACAGATAAACCTAAAAATAAAAGAATGGAGTGTGGAATAAATGAGAAAATCAGGAATCACATCAACAACACCAAATGATTTTATCCTGAATGCAGGTGTTGTTTTCAAGAACTTCAAATGGAAATGGAGATTAGCAGGTGACGGTGCAACAGGTATTGAAATCGTTGCAGACACAGAAGAAGAATCTGACACAACCATCCATTTGAGCAAAGTAACAAATCCGGGTGTTTCCTTCATTGGTCTTGATGCATCATATTCAGAGGCAAAAGTCGGTGATGTTATCGTTGGCGCATGGGATGATGCAGCAGAAAATGTTCTTGGTGCAACATCTGGTGGAAACAAACTTTCTATCATGTCAGAAATCACACAGATTGAAGTGGATGGCGCACTTGTTAAGGTTAAAGGCTTGACACAGAAGCAGGGTGAAACTGGAAGCCTTGAAACCAATTTGGCGCAGCACACAAAGGAATCTTTCATCCGTGCCATTGTCGGAACAGAACAGAGTTCCTTAATCAAAGGATATGCGCAGTTGACAACCAAGGCATTAATTGAAGCATCTGACTATCTGGACAATATCGCATATGTTGGAACAATGTCTGATGGTACAGAATGCATCATCATCATGGAAAATGCACTTTGCACATCTGGTTTTGAATTGGAAGCAAAGAACAAAGAAACCGCAGTGTTGAAGGCAACATTTGAGTGCAACGCAGATTTTGATGATGCACATGATACATTGCCTATTTATATTTTCGTACCGAATAAAGAAGCGTAAGGAAGGGAATAACCTATGAGCAAAATCGAAGAAGTAAAGATTGAAGAAGTTGTGGAAGAAACAGTGAAAAAACCATACACATTGCGTGATCTGAATGATGAAGATATTTATCCGCTTTGTGAGATTATCGGAAAGGTATTACCGGACGATATGAAGGAAGCCTTTGTTCAGATTATGAGTGGGGAAAAATCATTGAAAGACACAGGCATCATGGTTGTGTTTGATTTGGGCAAATTGATTCTGAAGAATTTCAGCAGTGTAAAAACAGAAATGTATGGATTGCTTTCTGATATGTCTGGAATCCCTGTTGAAGAATTGAAGAAGATGCCATTTGGTACAACACCAAGAATGATAAAAGACATTTTCCAGGATGCTAAAAACACGGATTTTTTCAAGGAACTTTCCGAATTTTTGTCATAGGTGAGTTTGAATTTTGGGATTTGTTGTATTCAAGGTACGCAAATCCCAAAGAACTTATGCGCACGTACATCAAACGTGGGCGGTTCGGTGAGTTCGTGGAAAATATAATCAGTGCTGAAAATAAGCGCAGAAAAGAAGAAGCAGAAAAAGAAGAAGAACATAAATTGTGGACAATGTATATCCACAGTATGTCCGATAAGTCATTCATAGATTGGAAGAAGGGATTGATGGAACAGAAAAAGCCTGAATCCTATTCCATGACGAATGAACAGGTTGAAGCAACAAAACAAGATGCAAAGGGGATATTGCAGCGCATTTCCCCGTTTTAAGGTGGGCGCATGGAACTGTTCAAACTATTAGGCACTATTGCCATTGACAGTACAAATGCGAAACAGGAAATTGATAAATACATTGATAAGGCAAAGGAAAGTGAAGCGGAAACATCTGATGCCTTTTCCAAAATTGGCAGTGTGGCAGGGAATATTGCGAAGGGAATAGGAATTGCAGGTGCTGCCATTGGCGGTGCATTTATCGGTGCCATAGAAAGTACAAGAGAATACCGGGAACAGATGGGATTGTTGGATGCTGCATTTCAAGCATCCGGGCATTCGTCTGAATCGGCAAAACAAACATATTCTGATCTGAATGCAATCTTGGGTGATACGGAACAAGCGGTAGAAGCATCACAACACCTTGCGAAGTTGGTTGACAATGAAAAAGACCTGCAAACATGGACTGATATCTGTGCAGGTGTATATGCAACATTCGGTGCATCATTACCGATTGAAGGACTGACGGAAGCAGCAAATGAAACTGCGAAAACTGGAATCTTGACAGGTGGGTTGACAGATGCCTTGAATTGGGCAGGAATCAGTGAAGAAAAATTCCAAGAAAAATTGGATGCGTGTTCTAATGAGCAGGAACGGCAGAAATTAATCATGGACACACTGAATTCTACATACAAGGATGCATCCACACAATATCAGGAAACAAACGCAGATATCATTGCATCCAGACAAGCGCAGGAACGGTTGACAGATGCAATGGCAGAAGTCGGCAGGGTTGGTGAACCAATCATGACCGCAGTAAAAAATGCGATTGCAAGCATGGCAGAAACGGCAGTTCCGGTCATTGAAAATCTGGTAAACAAATTCCGTGATGCCGTTACCTGGATAAAGAAAAATGAAGAAACCGTGCAAACATGGGCAGGTGTTATCCTGGGCGCAACGGTGACTGTCGGAACATTTCTTTTGATTCTTAACTGGTCAAAGATAATGACCGCAGCATCAAATGCAATCAAGGTGGTACGGCTTGCTGTGTTGGGTTTCAATGCTGCATTGTTGGCAAATCCGGTTGGTGTTGTTGTGGCACTTCTTGCAGGACTTGTGGCAGCCTTTATATATTTGTGGAACAATGTGGAAGGTTTCCGCAAATTCTGGATAAAGGCATGGGATTTGATAAAGAGTGCTGCATCAAAGGCATGGACTGCCATCAAAAATGCGTTTTCAAGTATCGGTTCATGGTTTTCTGGAAAGTTCAAACAAGTACAGAAAGCCGGACAGGATGCAATGAACAATGTGAAGAAGTGGTTTTCCAGTGCATATAAAAGTGTCACAAATACCTTTTCCAATATCGGTTCATGGTTCGGTAGCAAATTCCGGTCAGCAATGACCGCAATCAAGAATGCCTTTTCTGGTTGGGGTTCATTCTTCAGTGGTTTATGGGGCAAAGTGAAAAGCAAATTCAGTTCAATTGGTTCATCAATCGGAACGGCAATGGGTAATGCCGTGAAGAATGGAATGAATGGCGCACTTTCCAAAGTAGAAAGTGCAATCAATAAAGGGATTGGATTGATAAACAGTGCAATCAGGCTTGCAAACAAACTACCGGGAATTAATGTCGGCACAGTCGGAAAGGTAAGCCTTCCAAGGTTATATCAAGGAACGGTCACAGAAGCAGGAAAACCGTATCTTTTGGAAGGTTCCGGGGCAGAAGCGGTTGTTCCACTACACAACAACAAAAAGTGGTTGTCACGGCTTGCCGTTGATTTGGATCAGATTCAGCAAGGCAGGGAACCACAAAACATTGTGAATGATAGGATGGAAGCCTTGATGGAACACATCATTGTGTTGCTTGAAGGTATGCAGAACAGGCAGATTTGCCTTGATTCCGGTGTTTTGGTTGGTGAACTGGCAGAACCTATCAATAAAAGGTTAGGGGTTATTTACAACAAGAATAATCGGGGTTATACACGATAAACACACAGAAACGCACGGAAACGCATTCGTGCGTTTTTTTAATACACAAAAGAAGGGGGTGAATCCCTTATGGAACTATTTCGGCTATTGGGAACGATAGCAATCAATAACAGTGGCGCAATAAGTGCCATTGACGATACTACCGATATTGCGGAAAAGTCGGGCGGTAAGATGTCCGCAGCCTTTGAAAAGATTGGCGGTGCAGCCGTAAAGGTTGGAAAGGTGGTTGCAGCAGGTGTTGGTGCAGCAGCAACGGCAGTTGGCGCACTCACTACAATGGCGGTCAAAAATTATGCCGATTATGAGCAGTTGGTTGGTGGTGTTGAAACGCTTTTCAAGGATAGTGCGGAAAAGGTACTTGAATATGCAGACAATGCATATAAAACTGCCGGAATGTCTGCAAATGCATACATGGAAACTGTCACAAGTTTTTCAGCATCCTTGCTTCAAAGTTTGGGCGGTGATACTGCCAAGGCAGCGGAAAAAGCAGATCAGGCAATTGTTGATATGTCTGATAATGCAAATAAGATGGGAACCGCAATGGAATCCATTCAGAATGCATACCAGGGTTTTGCAAAACAGAATTACACCATGCTTGACAATTTAAAATTGGGTTATGGTGGAACGAAGGAAGAAATGGCAAGACTTCTTAGGGATGCGGAAGCAATAAGCGGTATTCACTATGATTTGTCAAGTTATGCGGATGTCGTGGATGCAATTCATGTTATTCAGACGGAAATGGGCATCACCGGAACAACCGCAAAGGAAGCAAGTTCAACAATATCAGGTTCCATTTCATCCATGAAGTCAGCATGGCAGAATTTCCTTGTCGGTTTATCAGACGGAAATCAGAACATGGACACATTGGTTTCCAATTTATTTGAAAGTGTAAAAACGGTGGGTGCAAATCTGATTCCCAGGGTTCAGCAAACAGTGAAAAGCATATGGAATGTTGTCAAGGAAAATGCACCAAAAATCCTTGCAGAAATCCCAACAATGGTGATGAACATATTGCCACAGTCGGTGAAGGATATCATGAGTGAAGCACACGATTATTTGTGTGACACAGTGGTGTTCGGTCTTGAAGCAGTATGGGAAAGCATTCAAAATCTTGCAAGTGCATTTTCACCACTCATTGATGCGGTCAAAGGGTTCCTGGAACCATTGAAAGAGTTGGAAACGCAGCAGGATATCAACAGGGAAATTGTGTATGCACTTGAAGATGGATTGTACAGATTGTCAGATGTCATAAACATTGTGGCAAGCGTGCTTGGATCAGTGATTCAAACAATCGTCACAATCGGTGTTCCTGCTATTCAGGCAATGGCAACAGTATTCAACACTTTGCGTGAAGTTGTATCAGAAGCAATTGACCAATACATTATTCCATTAATTCAGGATTATGTTGCAATGATTCAGGAATTATTGGCAGAAAACCAGGATAAGATTGATAAAATCTGCGAATTATTCACGGTTTTGGGTGATTGGATATCCAATGTGATACAAAATTATATCTATCCGATTTTCCAGTGGTTTATCGGGATTGTACGGTCAAGTATGGACAACATCAAAGCCGTTATGCAATCGGCACTGGATTTTATTGGTGGAATCATAGACTTTTTCATTGCGCTTTTCCAGGGTGATTGGCAGGGAATGTGGGATGCAATTATTTCCATCCTGACATCTGCGGTTGAATTGGTGCAAAATTGGTTCACATTGATGCAGGAATTTTTGTCAGAAATTATGAATAAAATCTGGTCAAAAATAGTTGATATTTGGGAAAATATCAAACTTTCTGTATCGCAAAAAATTGAAAATATCGTTTCAAATGTGAAGGAAAAATTCAATGATATCCTGGAAGGCATCAAAGAAAAGATGGAAGCAGCAAAAGAAGCGGTATCAAATGCGATTGAAAAAATCAAAGGATTCTTTGATTTTGAATGGCATCTGCCGGAACTGAAATTGCCACACATCAAGATTGAAGGCGAATGGGATTTGAAGAACGGTGAATTCCCTTCATTCGGTGTTGAATGGTATGCAAATGGTGCGGTGTTAAACAGACCAACGATATTTGGCATGAATGGCATGAATGCAATGGTTGGTGGTGAAGCAGGTGCGGAAGCAGTCGCACCGATTGATGTATTGCAGGGATATGTCGCACAGGCGGTTGCAAGTCAGAATGCAGGATTGGTTGAATCACTGATGAAGATTCTGGATGCCCTTCTTGGTGTTCGTGAAGGCATGAAGGAAGATTTCATTGAAGCACTTGAATCAATGCGTTTTGAATTAAACAACCGTGAATTTGCACGATTGGTGAAGGCGGTGAACTGATGCTTGAAAAGATAAGATACATTAATCACATGATGGAAGTGATGGATTGGGGGGAATCGGGCATCTTTGTCAATTACAATGATCTGCGTGATTTCTCCTGGTCTTATCATTCCGAAAACAACAGAATATCATCATTTTACAAGGGCATTGTCAAAAAGACAGTGCCTATAATTATTTATTGTCAGGATGAAAAGGAAGGCATTGAAAAGAAGAACAGGTTTTTTGAAGTGTGCGAAAAGGATGTCATTGCAGCGCAGCACGGCAAATTGATAATCGGTGATTATTATTTGAAGTGCTATGTTACGGCAAGCAAAAAATCCAATTATTTGCGCAACAAAGGGTACCTGGAAGCATCCTTGACAATTACAACAGATTATGCTTCCTGGATAAAAGAAACAAAGACTGTATTCAGAAGCAGTGGTTCAGCAGACGGAACAGGAACCGTTGGACAGAATCTTGATTTTCCATTTGATTATCCATTTGACTATGCATCCGAAATGAATGATAAGCGGTTGAACAATACCGGATTCATTGATTCGGCATTCCAGATTGTCATATATGGTTCATGTGTGAATCCGGCAATCAGTATCAATGGACATACCTATCAGGTGAATGTGGAAGTGTCCGACAACGAATATCTGACCATTGATTCCATGACAAAGAAAATCACACTAACAAGGTATGATGGCAAACAGGTGAATTGTTTCCAGTACAGGAACAGGGAATCATATATCTTTGAAAAGATTACACCTGGAAACAACATTGTCACATGGAATGGTGCATTTGGTTTTGATGTAGTGCTTCTTGAAGAAAGGAGTGAACCAAAGTGGATTTAATTTATACAAATGCAAGAAAAGAAGATCAGGGTGTTGTTCCGAACTTCAAATTGGATTTGTCCTTTGGTTATGATGAAAACAACTTTGAATTGAGTGTCAGCAATGCAGACCATATTTGTGAAGAAGGTTCCGTGATTTACATGGAAGGAACAGAATATGGTGGCATTGTTGATGCCATCAGGGTTGAAACGGAAAACAGAAAGATTGTATACCTGGGGAACACATGGCATGGACTTCTGGAAAGTAAAGTCATTGAACCTGATGTTGGTGAAGATTATCTGATTGTGTCCGGGGATGCGAATATTGTCCTGGGAACACTGATTGCCCGGTTGGGTTTATCTGATTTGTTCCAGGCATCATCCGAATTATCTGGACTGACAATCGGCAATTATTCTGTGCACAGATATGTAAAGGGATATACAGGTATCAAAAAGATGCTTGAAAAGGTGAATGGAAAATTGAAGTTCGCTTTTGCTGAAGGGTATGTGATTCTTTCTGCGGAACCGTTGGTGGACTATTCCAGGGATGATGAATTTGATTCAGATCAGATTGATTTTGTCATTGAAAAGAAGTTCAAACCAACAAATCACATGATATGCCTTGGAAAAGGTGAATTGAAGGATAGGACAGTGATTCACTTGTACACAGATGCAGAAGGGAATATCTCAAAGACACAATCCCTGTTTGGATTGGATGAAAGAACAGATATTTATGATAATGCAAATGTGGAATCTGAAGAAGAACTGGAACAGGGTGGAATCGAAGCATTACAGGCATCATGGAATGAAGATAAACTTCAACTTGACCTGGATGCATCATCATCCTATGACATAGGGGATATTGTTGGTGCAAGGGAATTGGTCACTGGCATCACAACCGCAAAACCTATCATTCAGAAAATCGTAACAATAGAAAAAGATGTTATCAAAATTACACACAAGGTGGGTGAATAGCATATGAGTACACATTTAGTAACAGGAAAAGCAGGATATGAACACGTAAAAGCATCAGACCACGGTGCATTGCACGCAGCAATCATGGGTGGCGGTGAATTTGTTCTTGAAGGTGGGGAACAGTTTGCGTGTCAGGTAATTTCAAATAACAAGGTTAGAATCTTTGACGGTGAAGCACTTATGCAGGGCAGACACATCAGGATTGACCGAAACACCTATGAAGAAACAACACATGACAACGGTGTGCAGGGATATAAAAGAATTGATTTGATTGTCTTAACCTACACCAAGGACGAAGGAACAGGGGTTGAAGATGTTGCCCTGGAAGTTATCAAAGGAACACCATCAGAAAACAATCCTTCAGTGCCTTCCTATGTGACAGGGGATATCCTTAATAATAGGGAACTGAAGAACCAGATGCCGTTGTACAAGATTCCTTTTGATGGTTTATCAATCGGGGAACCTGTAAAGATGTTCACAACCGTACCAACAATGCAGACCATGAAAGAAGAAGTAGATGCAAAGGTTGCAGACAAGATTGCGGAAATGGATGATGCATTTGCAGAATTGGAAGCAGGAATTGAAGATAAGATTGCAGAAGCAGGAAAACCATTATCAAGCAATGCATCCGATTGGGGCATGATTGCAAACTATGGTGAGTATTCCGCAGATGCAAAAACGGTTGGGGAAGAATTTGCAAAGGTGTCCGACAGTTTAGGCGGTTTGTCTTTCGGTTATGATGAAACCACACAAAAATACGGTTATTGGAAAAAGGAGGCTGACACAGAAGTGTTTGTCCCTTTTAGGGGGATATTTTCAATGCCTGAAGAATGTTTTGTTTACACAACAAAAGGTATATATGGCGATAGTTACGTTATAATGGAAAGCAATTATTTAAAAATATGTGGATATTCTAACACAGTTGCTTGTTTTGGTATCAAAATTCCAGCAAATACAACTATTGGAATAGAGTGGGGATTTTATAAATATTCAGATAAAGCAACAGTTAAGTTTGGTTTGCAAGATTGGAGTAGTTTCACACAAAATGACGCTATAACACAATCGCTATATAACCAAATGGTGTCAAGTGATGTTAACAAAAAAACGGACACATACAATATACCAAATAACACAAGCGGTTTTTGGGTATTAAAAATAATTTGTGACCACACAAATAACAACGCTAATAGCCCATATATCAAACTGTATGGTATATCTTAAAGTTAAATAAACTGTCGTTTATGGGGTATTTAGCATGAAGTATAGAATTGAATATATTTTGATAGCAATAGCAACTATCATATGTACGCTTTATATGGTACTGCATTAACAAACCAAAGAAAGGAATAGAAATGGGTTATATTTTATTCAATGATAAGAAAAAGCCTGTTGAAGCACAGGCAGAAAAACTGAATAGAAACCAGATTGAAATAACCGGATGTGCAATCAACACATCTGGTTTTTCATATTACCAGGATGCAGAAATGAAACACAAATACGGTAGTTTCAATGATTTCAAAACATTGTATCGTGATTTGGGTGATTCCTATATCCTGTCAAACAATGGTTCCGTATATCCTGAACCATCCACACCTGAACCATCAGAACCAACACTGAAGGAAGAAGTGGACATTCTGAAGGAAGTTGTTTCAGTCTTACAGGATGATATGAAAGCAATCAACAATGTAATGGGGGGTTAAGATATGGGAATCATTAGTGAAATCGCATTGAAACATATGCACGCAATGTTGTCACAGGCAAAGTTCAATTCCGTGGATAATACGGATGAACAGGCACTGGAAGTTCAGTCATTATATCCTGAATGGGCATCCCTTGCGGATGGAACCACACTGAAGGCAGGTGACAGGGTAAATTATGAAGGACTTCTTTACAATGTACTTCAGGAACATCAGAAACAGGCAACATGGAATCCGGTGGATGCACCTTCACTGTTTGCACAGGTGTTGATTCCTGATCCATCTGTTGTTCCGGAATGGGTGCAGCCTGATTCAACAAATGCATACAAGAAAGGTGATAAAGTAACACACAACGGAAGCACATGGGAATCCCTGGTTGACGGTAATGTTTGGGAACCAGGTGCAGTTGGTACTGAATCACTTTGGAAAGCAATCTAATATACAAAAGATAACCGCACGATTTGCAGAAAGGCGGTTATTTATGAAAGGTGTTTTATTCGGGGATAAACATTCCTATTATGAATGGGGGTTGATTCTTTCCAAGAAAGAAATTCAATCCCCAAATCCAAAGGTGAATCAAATTGATATTGAAGGCGGTGATGGTGTTCTGGACTTGACAGAATTTTTTGGTGGTGTCAATTATGAAAACCGTTCATTGTCTTTTGAGTTCAAAAAGATGGATATTGTGCAGGATGGATTTCTTGCGTTGTATTCTTTGGTTTTGAATACCATACACGGAAAGAAAATGCGGATTGTTCTTGATGATGATCCAGGAAATTATTATTTCGGCAGGGTAACAATCAATGAATGGAAATCTGACAAGAAGATGGGTGTCATTGTTGTTGAAGTGGATGCGGAACCATATAAATACAAACTGTATGAAACGGTGGTTTCACAGACGGTCAATGGTTCTGCAACAGTTGTTTTGATGAATAGCAGAAAAACGGTTGTTCCAACAATTGATATCACTGGAAACATCAATCTAACATTCGGCACAAATTATTATGCATTGACAGAAGGCAGATATATTCTTCCTGCCGTACAATTGATAGAAGGTGCAAACACTGTTCTGCTTGAAGGAACAGGAACGGCAACTTTCACATATCAGGAAAGGAGTTTGTGATGTACAAAGTATATTGCGATTCCTTTCTTTTGTATGACGATCAATTGGAAGGGTATAAAATATTCAATCCAAAAGTGGAATTGGAACTGAACCAGATTGGAAGTTTTGAATTTACCATATATCCAGATCATCCGAATTTTGACCGGATGCAACGGTTGAAATCTATCATTCATGTATTCCAGGATGATTATTTGTTGTTCCGGGGAAGGATTCTGGACGATATACAGGGTTTTTACAACGAAAAGCAGGTTTCTTGTGAAGGGGAACTTGCTTTTTTGGTTGATAGCATCCAAAGACCATATGATTTTACCGGAACACCTGCGGAACTGTTTACGCAGTTTATAACAAGCCACAATGCCCAGGTTGATGCAGATAAGCAATTCAAGGTTGGTGATGTCACTGTCACTGATCCGAATGATTATATATCCCGTTCAGATACCGAATATCTGAATACATGGGAATCCATTCAGAAGAAGTTGATTGAACCATTGGGCGGTTATATCTGGATAAGGCACGAAGAAGATGGTGTGTACATTGATTACCTGGCAGAATTGAACTTCCTTTCACCGCAGAAGGTTGAATTCGGGAAGAATCTGATAGACCTGAAAAGGGAAACCAAGGGCGCAGACATTGCAACGGCAATTATTCCGCTTGGTGCCAAGGAAGAAGGCAGTGAAAACAGGGTGACAATCGTGTCAGTGAATGATGGTCTTGATTATGTATTCGACCAGGAAGCGGTTGACCGATATGGTTGGATTTTCAGGGTGCAGGAATGGGATGATGTAACGGAACCGGGGAACCTTCTGACAAAGGGCAATGAAGCACTGAATCAGCAGATGCAAATGTTGTATTCAATTGAATTGGATGCAGCAGACCTGGCAACAGTGGATAAGGCGGTGGAATCATTTCACATGGGAACAAAGGTACAAGTGACAACCATACCACATTCCATTGACCAATTGTTTTTGGTGACAAAGGTGTCAATTGCACTGTTTGAACCTGCATCAAACAAATTGACCTTGGGTGATACCATTCAGACCTTCACAGAACGTGCAATTTCGGGGCAAATTCGCACGGAAAATCATTTCGTGGATATTTCTTCATCCTTGGAAGAAAAATTGATTTCAGGGCTAAATGAAACGGAAACAAAACTGTCTGCACAGATACTTGCGACATCTGAAAGCATCACTGAAACAATCATGGAAGAAGTGTATTTGAAGGATGATGTGGATGCATTGGTATCATCACAAAGCACAACATTCACAAGAACGGCAGAAGATTTTGAATTTCGATTCACGGAAATCACAAAGAATGTGGATGATGTGGCAGCCGGAACAGATGCAAAGCTTGAAGAAATCAGTAAATTTATCCGGTTTATAGATGGCAACATTGTCCTGGGTGAAGAAGGAAATATGTTGACTTTGCAGGTTGGGAATGACCGGATTTCTTTCTTGGATTCCGGCATTGAAGTGGCATATTTCAGCAATAACAAATTATATGTGACAGATGGGGAGTTCCTGCATTCTTTGCAGTTGGGAAATTTCGCATTTGTTCCAAGAAGTAACGGCAATTTGTCTTTCAGTAAAAACAGGTAGGTGACAGAATGGCAACATCAGGCGCAATGTCAACTACTAATGATAAAATTCAGTATAAAGTAACGATAACGCAGAACAGTCAAAGCGTGGCAAATAATACATCAAATGTGACTGTATCTGTTCGGGTTTATCGTACCAATACTGGATATACAACCTATGGAACAGGAACTGTGTATTGCACCATAAACGGCACACAGTACACGGAAAGCATCACATCTTCTGACAAGATTACATCATCAGGGATTGTGTTGTTTTCAAAAACATTGAACATCACGCATAATGCGGATGGAACAAAAACACTGGCAACATCCACACGAATCACACACGATCAGTTTTCGTCAAGTGCGCAGCCATATTCGCAAGCCTTGACAACGATACCAAGGGCAACAACACCAACATTGTCCGCATCCAGTGTGAACATGGGCGCATCCATTACAATCAATATGCCGAGGGCATCAAGCAGTTTTGACCATACCTTGACATATAAATTTGGAAGTGCTACCGGAACAATCGGAAGTGACCTTGCAACATCAAAGGCATGGGAAGTTCCCTTGTCTTTTGCAAGCCAGATTCCGAACGGTACATCCGGAACGTGTACCATCACTTGCAAAACCTATAATGGAAGTACACTGATAGGCACTAAGACGGTTTCCTTTACCGCCAGGGTGCCTTCTTCTGTTGTGCCGAGTATTTCATCATTGACGGTTGCAGAAGCCGTTTCAGGGCTTTCTACGCAGTTTGGGGCATATGTCCAGAATAAGTCAAAGTTGAAGGTGACAATCAGTGCTTCCGGGAGTTATTCAAGCACAATTTCAGCATACAAAACAACTATTTCCGGGAAAAGTTATTCGGGCAATTCTTTCACATCCGGGGTTCTTTCGGCATCCGGTGCGGTGACGGTTTCAACCACAGTGACCGATTCCAGGGGAAGAACGGCAACGAAAAGCACCACAGTCACGGTTGTTGCGTATACCGCACCAAAAATCAGCACATTCACGGCAGTACGTGCGAATGGATTGGGTGCTGCGGATGATGAAGGCACAATGGCACTTGCAAGAATCAATTTTGCAATCGCAGCAGTGGGAAATAAGAATGCGAAAAATTATGTTGTGGAATACAAACTGAAATCAAGTGACACATGGACGGAAGCAGCAACAGGAAGTGTGTATTCATACAACAGTAATATGTTGTTGAATATTGCACTGGACACAGATTCTTCCTATGACCTGCGGTTGTCTATTACTGATTATTTCAACAAGGACAATCCGGTCATGGCATTTGCGGAGATTGCGACTGCCTTCACATTGCTTGACTTTAATACAAGCGGAAAAGGAATTGCATTCGGCAAGGTATCGGAAATACCAGACCAAATGGAAATCAATATGGATATGGACATACACAAGAATATCTTCATGGGCGGTTTAAAGCGTTCCAATGACGAAAAGAATATGTATTTCCAGACAACAGAAGATTCCGAGTACATCCACAATTGCAAATTGTATGGGGGGAATGGCGCATCCGTCACTTCAATTGGTTGTTGGGATAGTGAAAGGGCGCATGGAATATGGCGGTATTTGAGCAGCACACAGAATCTTGTATTTGATGCGAATGTGAAGGTGACCAGGGCAAATGGCGGTGATGAATTTATCACAAGTGATGCGGTCACACACGGAAGCAGGACAGGCAGGTGTCATTTTTCAAATGGGTTGTTAATTCAATGGGGAGTTGAAACAATAACACCTGTTAAGGACACACCAACGGCAAAGGCAGTGACATTTCCTGTTTCGTACACATCAATACCAATGGTACTGACAACGGCAATCACAACCGTGCCTGGAACATCAGTTTCCGGGAATGCATCAGCAAATATCACGGTGACAGGCTTTGATGCCTATGTGACAAGAAACGGTACAACAAATACATCTGTTGGATGGATTGCGGTGGGTTATAAAGCATAAAAAATAATTTACAAAAGAAAGGGAAACATCATGGACGGAATAATTGCAGCATTAATCACAGGGGGGTTATCACTTACAGGGGTTATTATCTCAAACATTTCAAGCAACAAGAAGATTGAAAACAAACTGACAACGGCACAGGCGGTCACAGACTGCAAAATTGATGAACTGACAAG